TTTCCACTCTATGTGCAACATCATCTATGTAAATGTATAACTCCATTAAATTACATTGTTAATTTGGTTGTAGTTGTATTCAAAATCTATTTGGTAGTTTATCATCTTATCTTGCAAAGAAGTCTTTAAATCGGTTGTCATTGTTTTTAATTTAACCGGTATATTGTCTAATAAAATAGTTTCTGAAGTCATTAAGTCTTTTATTAAATCGTTGTATTCTTCATCAACCCAACCGGTATTTATTTTAACAGTTTGCTTTGCATCGAAATTAAATGCTTTGCTTTGACCTTTAAATTGATTGTAATCTACATCTGATGGTAATAATTGGTATTCTTTATTTTTAACTTCCCAATTTTGTACTCTTGCTTTGAAAAATGTTAAATATTCCCAACCACCAAATCTATTTATAAATGCACAAAGCATTGGACTATATTTAGGTTCGCATTCGTTTGAAACATTATATTCAAATATTACGTCACCATTCTTAATAACACTCATTTTATTTCCGTTATCAAAGAAAGCATTATCTTCGGTTACCGGTACTTTAAAAACGTATTGTGTTTCTGCTTCGCCATTTAATATATCTGTTGTAGTTGTATTACCATTTAAATCATCATATTCAACTTCGTAAACATCGGTGTCGTTTATGTAATCAATATAGAAATTTAAATATGCTTTTACTGAACTTGATGTTAAATAATAGTTGTAAGTTACTTTAGATGCCGAAACTGATAATGGTAAAAAGTCTACATTGGAACTTTGATTGTAACCACCAATGTAATTTGTATAGCCATTTAAAGCAACATAAGTTGTTGTATCTAATAAAGTATAACTTCCAACTGAAACTTCCTTATATCGCTTTATTTTAACGTAACACCAATTTGTATCTTCTTCTTCTGTAGGTGTTGAAACAAATGTAGGGTTTATTATATCTATGAATTGCTTCGCATAGTTTGATATATTGTAAACGTTTTTTCTTTGCGTTGTGGATGGTATTTTTTTAGATAATGTGTATGTAGGTAATGTAGGTTCTGTTGTTCCTTTGTTCCAAATAAATAATTCTACTTTGCTACCTACTTGTGCTGCTTCATCTACTTCAATAAAATATGGGCTTCTTACAAATATTACTTTCATTTTATTTAGTTGTTAATGTATAATCTATTAATGTTTCTATATCATCACCGAATGCTTTTATTAAATCGGTATCTATGTATTTTTTATATCCGGCTTCAAATGGTTTTGTAAAAAATAAACTTGGTTTAATACCTCTTGCCCAAATGTTTTTTGCTATTATAATTCCAATTGATTTATAGTTGCCTTTTGTAAACTTTCCTTTGTCATCTCTTAGTCTTATATTCTTAGACTTTGCCCATTGTTCTAATGGTTTTGAAGGTGGTCTTTTAGTTTTAAATTTAAATCTACTATTAGGCGCTTGTTGTCCTTTTATCTTTGCGTTTTTAGAAACTTGACTTGGGTCAGCACCTTTTACACCCTCATCTTGATAGAAACCATAATCAGGCATAGAAAAGCCTAATAAGAAATAGTTATCTTCAAATAGTATTTCGCCTTTAATTTCATTATAAAGTTTCTTAGAAACGTTCTTATTGCTTTTTGAAAGGTTACTACGTGCTTGTTGAATAACATATTTTTTATATGATTCAAGAACTTCTTTAGTTGATGTTAAATTATTAGCACTCATTTTCGCAACTTGTCATTTCATTTGATACTATTACATCAAACGTAACAGTCCAACCGGCTATCTTGTTTTCAAATCTATCTACAAATGGCTCACAATTTGGTGCGCCTTCTAATTGATACAAGTCATCATATAAACTACCACGTCTTAAAACTTCTAATAGTCTATTAATTACCATTAACTGAGTGTGAAGAACATCTTGTTCGTTATCGTTAGTTAAAAATTGGTCGGTGTTTTCTGTTTTACTAAAGTCAACTACATCCATACATAATACAGATATATTAAACAACCAAGTATTGCCATTGTATTGCGCATTGTTTACTATAATATGAGACAAAGGAAATATAGTTTGCTTGTTTAAATCAATTTCAAATATATCACCTGATGAAACTGTATTGACAAAAGCATCTTTGTATAGTTGGTCTTTTATTGCGGTTGTTATTTGGTAAAATCCTTTCATTATCTTTTAATTAAATCCATTTCTAATTCGTTCTTTTCTTTTTCAAATGTTAAGTATGTAAGGGCAACTGATAATCTAAGTTTGGAAATATCGTCAAATCTTCTAACATCTCCTTGAGCAAGAGCATAGAATGATGAATACCAACCCCATTTACTTCCAAATTGTGATTGTTTGCTATATTCTGAAATTCCTTGTTGTTCTCCAAATAATGAACTGTAGATTTCAGTAACTCGTTGCCTAAACGATAAAAAAAAAACTACTGCCCCAAGTACAACATCAACCGGTGCGTATTTCATAACATCGCAATAGGTATAACTTCCGTTGTAATCTTCTATTTGATATTTATCTTTAACAATTTAAACGTTCTTTTCAATTCATAATTTTGTGTGAATAGATTTGATAAGTTAGTTGTTATTTCGTTAACATCTTTATAGCTTATTTGCGCTACATTCTTTAAATCTATATTACAAAATATTTCAACCATCTTGTGTTGAAGAAAATCACCATCAGGATTGTCTTTAGCTATTTGTAAAAACTTTTGATATTGTTCTAATGATATTTCATTTAAACTTGTTGGTACTGTAATCTTTAATTTCATTTCTTGTTTTATTTAAAAATAAAATATACTTGATATTGTATTAAACAAAAAAAAGACAACCATTTCTGATTGCCTTCTTCCAATTAATAACCTAACCTAATCTAAACCATTTCTTCTATACTTTCTATTTTCTTATATGATTTATTCATATCTAAAAATATTTTTAATGCTTCTTCTTTGTTGTTTGCTTCTATAATAATTTCAACATCTGTAGCTTCATCATTACGTTCTGCCCAATAGGTAACTAAATACTTTGTCATATATGTTTTCATTTGTTTATTATTTGATACAAATCTAACTATATTGTTTTAAATAAAATACATTTTAACATTTATTTAACTTTCAAAGTTTTCATCGTACAACATTCCTATCTGCAAATCAATTAATGCTAATGACTTTCTTTTTATTTCTTTAATCTTAAACGCATCTTCTTTACTTATCATTCCGGTATCAAATCCTTCAACTGCATTTAAAGCCTGATTACACATTGATATTATTTCATATCTTGTATCTGCTGCTTCAAATTCCATATTGTCAAATATATCTTCTTCTTCTGTCATATCAAATATTGTGATGCTATATTATACATTTGTTGCATTAGTTTAATTTCACCTACAGTTCTCGGTAAATTGATTTGTACTTCTTTACCGGTACGATGATGAATGTAACATTGTATTGTTGCTATTATTTGTCCGTAACTCATAACTAATAAATAAAGTAATTACCTTTGTTTGGGTTTTCTAATTGATAACTAACTGCATATCTTAAAGCATCAATTAAATGATTATGATTATCAATAGGTGTATTAGATTTTTTTTCTAACCAACAATAGTTGTTCAACTCTTTAATTAAATTAATCGATTCAGGTGATATTATCAAATCATAATCTTGCAATAAAGATATTCCATAAGTTACAGAACCCTGACCTTTAATTGCCGGAACTATATTTAAACCACTTGTTTGTAATTCACTTATTAATCTTGGTTCAGCACTATCAGCTACTATTAAACTATCTAAACAATGTTGCTTATTTAAAGCGTATATCTGCGACGTTGTTAATGATGGTAAATAGAAACGTTCATTTATATAAATACGTTTATTAGAAGTGTCTATATTGCATTCTACTAATGTAGTTGGGTCACTACTGAAACCAAAATCTTGACCAAATACTGATTTTCCTATTTGTTTGTATTCTCCTATTGACCAATTAGTAAATATAACTCCTTCTGCTTTATCTAACCAACCACCTAATATTTGATGTTTATATTTTTCGGGTCTGCGTTGTTTAATATTCTCTATCTGATTAATAAATGATTCAGATAGGTTTTCTATATTGTCTTGGTAAGTTGTATGTATATAGGTTGTATCACCTTTAATCAAATTACTACCATCTTGCACGCCTTTATCTTCAAAGAATTTCTTATATATAAAATGTTCCTTTGTTGCCGGATTCAATACAAGTAAAACTCTATTATGAATTCCTTTTGTTCTAATGCTGAAATCAATTTTTTCAAATGTTTCTTCATCTGTTAATTCTTCTGCTTCATCTAATACCCAAGTTGTAACACCGGCTAATGACTTTAAAGATGCAGTTTGTGTACCACTACTTGTTTTAATACCTTTAAACAAGATTTTAGAACCCGTTTTAAGATTTACTATTTCATCTTTAGTTATATAAAAATCGTTGCTTAAATTGGCTGTATCGATTTTATCTATGAATTCAGGTATAATAGAAACTGATGCAGAAGTTAAAGTGTAACGTGTAAATAATATAACGTGTCCTACTTCATAAGTCAATAGTAATAAAAAGGAATTAAGGGAATATGATTTACCACTTCCCCTTCCTCCCGTAATTACAAAGTATCTACTATCTGAACCTAATAGATTATATTTCTGATTTATTGCTATTCCCAACTTTGAAGATATCTTTTATATTAAAATCATTTACGTTGTGTGTAGCTTCTATAATTTCTTTTGGCTTTCCAAATATATGTTCAGCAATAAATAATTGTCCTCTTTGTGATTGCATTAATGTTTCTTTAACAAAAGCTATTTTAGTTTCATCTTCTGTTTCTTTATTATAAAGTTCACCTAATGCTTTAATGAAGATATTATTTACTTTTTCTTCTTCTACTTTAGTCGGTCTGCCTTTTCCTAATTTATTTCCTTTTTCAAATCCCATAGTTAAAAGTAATGTTTAAACATATTAAAAATAAACAAATTTGTTTACTGTTTATTTAAGTAGTACTTATGCCAAAATATTCTTAATCCTTTTGGAATAGTTGACCAAGTATACAAAGGTACATCTGATTCTTGACCTTCATTCATTTTATTTATTATCTTTTGTTTCATAATCTTATTTCTATTTTTTGCGTTGGACAACTCATTTTGTGTACTCCATTTGTTTGGTGACAATATTCGCATTCTATTTCCAAAAAGTAATTACATTGTAAGTCTTTATTTGGTGGCTTATTAAAATACGATTGTCTAAATTTATTTGGTTCTGCTTTGTATCTATAACATAATTGTTTTAACTCGCAGTCATTTCCTGAACACATTGTTATATCGGACATATTATTTGTTTTTATATAGTTTACCAAGTTCAACTGCTATTTCTTTCCATTCATCATAACCTTGTTTAATATAACCACTAACTATAAATCTATTGTAGTCTTTTGTGTATTTATTAAATAGTATGTTTGCTCTATATTGTGGTGTCATTATCTATAAATTCTTTAAAACCTTCAACTATTGTTTCTTTATCAAATCCATTGCTTATTAACATACCTTGTAATGCAAAAATGATTTGTTCTATACTTAAATCTGTATTTTTAAATTCAGTTGTATATATTTCCCATTTGTTTTCTATTGTTAATTT